AATTGGATACAGATAACTTTTGGAATGGATTTTTAAAATAATGCCAAAAAGAAAAGCTGGATCATTTAATGCAACACAAATCAAAGATGGAAAGATTGTTCGTTTAAATAAAAACGGTACAATTAAATCTATAATTGACGACTACACAGTTAAGCACCCAAAGAAAGATAAGTAATGGCAGACTCATACTCACCTAATGAAGGCATGAAATCAGCAGCTCGTCGTGCTTTAAAGTGGAAAGAAGATGGTTTAGCTACTGGTGCTGGAACTCCTGTTGGCTGGGGTAGAGCAACTGATATTGTTAATGGTGCATCTATGTCTCTTGATACTGTTAAGAGAATGTACTCTTTCTTTTCTCGTCACGAAGTAGATAAAAAGGGTAAAGGTTTTTATGATGGACCAGAATTTCCATCTAACGGACGTATTATGTGGGATGCATGGGGTGGAGATGCAGGCTTTTCATGGAGTCGTTCAATTGTAGAAAGAGAAAAAAAGTTTTGGTCAGGTAGCGCATTTAGCAAATTTGGAGGCTAAAAATTAAATACTTTTTAGCATCTGGCTTGACATTGATTCTCTGTTCGTATATACTATATAGAGTAAGAAAAGTAAGGGCTTTTCCACAAATTGCATATACTCAAAGCAGTATACATTTGATGATAAAAGACTTTATACCAAAAACTTTATATGAAAAGCCAAGGCCGTTCTCTCAATCATTAAACCATGTTGAGAAAAATACAGTTAAGGTTATTTTTATAGAAGGTAAAGCATATTGGGTCAGCAACAACATATTCTATTGTGCTGATGCACTTGGTGGGGCAGTAGACTTAGACACTACAACACCAATTGACACAACTAATATGTCAAAAAAAGATATTGAAAAGATGTTGTTTATATTAGACAACCTACAGAACGGAAAGAGCGATGATAGTAGCGGTGCAGGGAACGAAAGATTTTGATGATTATCAAGTCTTTCTTCGTGCAATGGGGGTTGCTTTATCAGCAATGCAAGAACAAGATAAAGAGTTGTTAATATATTCTGCTGGACCAACAAGAATTAACTCTATGGTCTCAGAATTTTCTAATCTTTCAGAAAGAGGAATGAAGGCAAGAGGAAAAAAGATTAAGTTCTTTAAGGTTCCTGCTTCTTACATTGAAGAAAATATGGAACACGTTAACTACCTTGCATTTCTAAGCAAACCAAAAGAACAAGTTTCAAAGTTAGTTGCAGTAGCCGAACTCAAAAATATTGAAGTCGGAATTTTTAGATACTAAAGGATAAACAATGATTGTAAAAAGTTTAGACACAATGGAAAAAATTGTTAAGAAGAATCGTAATCTTCGTTGGGACGGATGGAATGTTATTGATCTAAAGAGATCAGATGTTGCTCGTACTTCTCCTCAAGGCATAAGAATTAATGGTGAGTGGTACCTTCACAAAATTTACACTGTTAATGAGAATGGCTGGGATATTCCAAATAAGTATAAGGAGTAATCCTTTGAAACAACACTTATGGAAAGATGATGCTAGGTGTCTTGGCCTAGATACAAATTTATATTTTGATAAATATGAAGAAGACATTGATTTAAGATACAACGTAGATACTCTTTGCGGTTCTTGCCCAGTTGCTAAAATTTGTTTTGCAAACGGAGTTTCAGGAAAAGAATGGGGAGTTTGGGGTGGTGTATACTTAGAAGGTGGAGAAATTTCAAGGGAATTTAATAAACACAAAACAAAAGATCAATGGGGTGAAATATGGCAGTCTTTGACAACGGACATGGTTTAACATCATTTGAAGACTTATGTTCAATTCTTGCTGAACTATGGATAAACCATAAAGAAGAAAAGACATTTGAAGACTTTATAGCATACAATGATCTTGGTTTGCCTTTGGCTTTTTTAATTGATTCTGAACTTGTAACTCCAACTGAGATTGCTAAAAAATATGTTGAAGAAACTTGGGTTATATTGCTTAAGTCTCTAGAGATTGAAGAAGATACAGGATTTACTTCTCTTGGAGAGTTGTTTAATCATACTGCTGAGGAAGAAGAATAATGTATACAGAAGAAATGCGTAAAGCAGTTCACTTGATTCCTACTCCCAAAAATTTTGGAGTCACAATAGTTGATAATGATAGTTTTTTAACTATTAAACTTAATGAAAAAGACTTTACTAAAATGTTTCATGATGAAAAAATTGAAGCAGTACAATATGTTACAAAGATTAAAGATGTTTTAGAACAAAATGGAGCGATTGTTTTAGTCACAAGAGAGGCAATAAAATAATGAGTATACCACTTATAGTTATATCTACTTGCTTGTTTTCTGTCACCGTAGCATACCTAACTCTGGCTTATAACTTTAATAAAATTCGTGATCAATATCAAAAGTTATTTATTGATATGATGCTTCTTGAAAAACTAATTAATGAAATAGAAGAATCAAAAATTAAAACAGATGAAAGCGTTCATAAAGAAAACTTTATTAAGTTCTTGTCTGATTCTCGTGACTGGGCTTATCAATACATTGAAGAGGTTCAGACTGGCTTAAATAATTTTATTAATGAAACAGAACCAGAGATTAATTATTTTAGAGAATATGGGGACACTATGGCTATGGCTCCAAACTATTTTTCTATGAAAAAAATATCAGAAGAGTATGAAAAACTAAAGTCTTTACTTCGTGAAGAAGAGGAAGCAAAATGAGAGACATACTACTATCAATACTAACAGGTTTTGGATGCGGTGTAGTATTCGCTGCATTCAAATTGCCAGTACCAGCACCACCAGTTTTTGCGGGAGTCGCAGGAATTATTGGTCTGTGGATTGGCTTTACAGTTATAAGTAATGCAATATCCTAGGAGGAAAAAAATGAACGAACAAATTAAAAAGGCACTTGCTTCATACGGACGATCTGTAATTGGTGCAGCAACAGCAATGTACGCTGCTGGCATTACAGACCCAGAAACACTTGCATACTCACTACTTGGAGCACTAATTCCAGTATTACTAAGAGCAGTTAATCCAAACGATCCAGCGTTTGGTCGTCTACCAGATGTAAAGGCTGTAGATAAGGCTCTCAAGAATGCAAAGGTAGTTAAGAAGGCTCCTGCTAAGAAGAAGGCAGCAGCAAAGAAGAAGTAATTCTTTAGAGGGGGATATGTCTACATGGCCTATCCCTCTCTTTCTTTGATAACATGACATACATATACCAAGACCAAGTAAAAGATAAGTCTAAGACTGCCTTAATTCTTTGTGTCTATAGAAGATTAGAAAATTTTTCTAAAACACTTGGCATGATTAAAGGTCAAAGCAATAAAGACTTTGACTTTTATATTTGTGATAACTCTGATAACACAAATAAAGTTATAGGATTAATAAATAAATACTTTGTAGATTCAAACATAAATATTTATGTAAGAAAATACTCAAACGAATTTAAAATTTTTAGTAGATTCTTTTTATCTAATGAGTTGGCTAAGGATAACTATGATAAGATTATTTTTATAGACGATGATGAAAAGTTTTCTAACAATTTTGTACAAGATTGTTATGACCAATACGAAGAAGACGCAGTAAAAACATTCTGGGCCCACAAGATAGAAAACATATACGACAATAAGGTTAAACTTGTAGGTGATGAAGTAGGTAACTATGCAGGTGGTGGAGGATTAGTGTGCTCCTCAAAGGTTTTCTTGTCAGAAGAACTGATGGCTTGTCCCGAAGAATACTGGATACTTGATGATCTTTGGCTATCTTATTATTTATTAAGGTTTACGGACTATAAAATAAAATCTTTAGATACAGATATAAGGTTTATTCATGATGAAAAGGCTACATTCTTAACCCTAAAAAGTCTCAAACAAGAGTTTGCTGAAAAATTTATAATACCATTATCAGATAATGTTCCAAAGATAGTTAGGGTATAATGGAATAATGCAAATTGATCTAAGAAATTTTCCTACGTTTTATATAAACATGAAAAAGCACAAAGAAAAAAATGCTGACATGATACAACTAGGAAAAGATTTTGGCTTTAAAGACTATACAAGATTAGATGGCGTTGCAATGCCAAAAGCCCCTAGGTCTGGATGTGCTAAATCTCATTACAATATTTTTGAAAAAATGACAGAGCCAACGATAATACTTGAAGATGATTGTGTAATTAATGAAAGTAACTTTATAATTGATATACCAGACGACACTGATGCTTTATATCTTGGCCTTTCTGCCTGGGGATATTTAAATAGCACATCAAAAACTAACAACTTTAATTATGAAAAACATCAAGATTTTTCTAACATATATAAAATAGATGGGATGCTTGCTACCCACGCCATCCTTTACATTTCACCAGAGTACATATCTATTTCAAAAAAAATAGCAGATTGGTCATTTAAAACCAACACTCATATTGACCAGGGACTAGCATTAGTTCAAAAATACTTTAATGTGTATGCTTTAAAGAAGCCAATATTTTATCAACACAGTAATACACAATCTACAAACATATTTTTAAGAGGAAAAAATGGCTAAATTTGGATCTTTGTGGGTAGGAAATCCAATGACAAAAATACAAGAAGTATCCTTATCCTCTTTTATATACCATGGACATGACCTCACCCTTTATGTCTATGACATGGATATGCAGGTCCCAGAAGGCGTTCAGAAGGCTTTTGCGGGGGACATTATGGAAGAGTCCGACATGTTCTTAGTACAAGGAACATACGCCGCCTTCTCTGATCTATTTAGATATAGAATGATTAAGAAGACTGGTTTGACATGGGTAGATGCTGACACTATCTGTCTATCTCCTGATTGGGATGGGCTTGGAGATACCTATGCTTGCCTGGAAAATGATACAGTGGTTGGTGGTGTTCTTGCTCTACCGCAAGATTCTCCAGCATTAAATTATTTAATTAAGAAATCAACTCAGTTTGATAAAACAAAGATTAAATGGACTGATGT